ATATGATAATGACAGTACATTCCAACATGATATAGACAAAGTATCTGATTGGTGTGCTAAAAGATTAGGATATCCTATTACAGATGTAGAATTACAATCAATACAATTATATGCTTGTTTTGAAGAAGCTATATCTGAGTATGGTGCACAAGTAAATACATATAATATACGAGATAATATGTTGAACTTATATGGTTCATCTACCGGTAGTATCAATTTATCTGGCAATAAAGTTTCTCCAAATTTAGGGGGAATAATAGAATTAGCAGATGAATATGGAGTTGAAGCAGGAGTAGGCGGCAATGTAACATATTATACTGGATCTGTATCTGTAACAAAAAATCAACAAATATATGATCTAACCGATCCTAATATTGTATCATTAGAATCTGGAACTGCAGGTATAGATACGATTGAAATAAAAAGAATACTTCATAATGCGCCACCAGCTATTGTAAAATACTTTGATCCATTCGTCGGAACGGGATTAGGATCTCAAAACATGTTAGAAGGATTTGGGTTCGGCGGAATGTCTCCAGGCGTATCATTTATGATGATGCCTGTAAATGCAGACCTTTTAAGAATGCAAGCAATTGAGTTTAATGACCAAATTAGAAAATCTGCATATTCATTTGAATTAATAAATGATAGAATTAAATTTTTCCCTATACCAGATGGGAGTAATTTTTCAAAAGTATATTTCCAATACATTAAAAAGTCTGACAGATCAAATCCATTAAAGAAAGGATATGGGTCAGTATCCGATTTTTCAAATATACCTTATCAAGATATAACTTATAGAAATATTAACGCAGTTGGTAAACAATGGATAAGAAGATATGCTTTAGCATTATCGAAAGAAATGTTAGGTTATGTACGAAGTAAGTATTCGGCAATACCTATTCCTAATGCAGATGTTACACTTAACGGAACGGACCTATTATCAGCCGCTAGTACCGAAAAAGAAGGTCTTATAACAGAACTAAAAGAAATTCTTGATACAATGTCTAGGCAATCACAATTGGAAAGAAAACAAGCTGAAGCAGATGCAATGCAACAGCAAATGAATAAAATACCACTTAACATTTATATAGGGTAAGTAATGGCACTATTCGGCTCATCTAGAGATGCAAGTTTAATTAGATCAATTAACAGAGAGATCATCAATGACATAATTGATGTTGAGGTTGCATTCTACAAACTAAGTTTAGATGCAACTAAGGCAAACATGTATGATGAATCTGATACCAAAGTATATTACAATCCTATGAGAATTAATTGTTTAGTCCTCAAAGAAGAAAAATCGTATTCAGGTGATGAAAATGGATATGATTCTACTAGAACAGGAGAATTTAATTTCCTTAGAGATGATTTAAAAGATAAGAATATTATTATTGAAGAAGGCGATGTTTTAGAATGGGATAATGAATACTATGAAATTGATGGGGTTGGTGCATCTCAATACTGGACCGGAAGAAATCCATCAACTGATATAGGTATTATAGAAGGTGATATTAACGAACATGGTCTAAGTATAGCTGTTAAAGTTACGGCACATGTAACAAGAAGAAATAGATTAAATATACAAGAAGTTAGATCAGGTATTAATAAACCTAATAATATACCGAGGAACTTATAATGGCTAAAAAAGAATTAAAAAATACTCAAAGTTCGTTTTCTAGAAACCCAGTTCCTAATAGGGCAGAACAAGTAAGGCGTGATAATGATATTGTTAAGACTCCTAAATGTACTATGGAAGATGTTGATTTTGCAATTATATCTTATATAAGAGATGTTCTTAAACTACAAGTAACAGAGAATGGACAAATTATAGATGTGCCTATAATGTATGCAAATGGAGAGAAATGGGCACAAGTTCAAGCTAAAGGCTATATGAGAGACCGTAAAGGTAAGATAATGACGCCAGTTGTAAGTATACGAAGAGGTTCTATTATAGAGAGAGACACTTTAAAATCATTAGGTGTTAATAATAATCCTGCAGGAAATGATTTTGTACATCAAAACAAACATACTATAGAAAACAAGTATGATAGATTCTCAGTACAATATGGATCTCAACGTAAAAAAGAATATTATATAGCTCCAGTACCAGAGTTTGTAGATGTATCATATGAGTTATTATTATGGACAGAATATACAGAACAAATGAATTCATTGGTAGAACAAATAATGCCTACAAATGGATTTGCATACGGAACAACATTTAAGTTTCCAACATACCTATCAGATGTTACATTTGATACAACAAATGCAACAGGAGAAGATAGAGTTGTTAGAGCCACAATACCATTAACAACTAAAGCAGCATTAATGATGCCATTTGAATTACAAAAATCAAATTTTGAAAAAAGGATATCGGTTAAAAAAATAGTGTTTGGGGCCGAATCTTTAAAGAAACCACCAGGTGGTTATTGATAACACTAGCATATTTATATAAGTATTATAATTAAAAAAGGAAAAAGTTATGGCAGAAGCAATTAAATTTACAGAAGAAGAACTAAATCAAATCACTGAACTAAGAGAATCAAATGGAAGTAAAATTTCTGAGTTCGGACAAATTGAATTAGAATTATTATTAGCTCATCAAAGAATAGAAGCTTTAGATAATGCTAAAGAAAATCTTCGAACACAATATGTTGAATTACAAGACAAAGAAAGAACTTTAGTTCAACAATTAAATGAAAAATATGGTGCCGGTCAAGTTGATCTATCTAGCGGAGAGTTTATTCCAGTAAAATAGATTGTTTGGCTAAATGCACTGATATTTATAAGAAATTGAATAATAAAAGAGGAGCATCAAAATGGCCGAAAAAATTGTATCACCCGGGGTATTTACAAACGAAGTAGATCAATCGTTTTTACCAGCCGGCGTTCAAGCAATTGGAGCTGCTGTTATTGGACCAACACAAAAAGGTCCGGCAGGAATTCCAACAATAGTATCGAGTTATTCTGAATTTGTACAGACATTTGGAGGTAAATTTACTTCCGGATCAGGTGCATCAGAACAATCATACAAATACTTAACTAACTATGCTGCACAAGAATACTTAAAGTATGCAGATACATTGACAGTAGTTAGAATATTGGCTGGAGCACATAGCCCAGCAACATCAAATGTAACAACTGCAGTGACAACAGGTGACACTTTTTCATCTGGATCATTAACATTGACGGAAGTGAATGAAGGAGAAACATTTAGAATTGTACAAGGTTCTAATACAGTTAACTTTATTGCACAAGCAAATCCAAATACAGATGCAAGTGACGGATTAACAAACTTCTTTGCTAAAGGAGCAACAGCTACATTAATGGCAAGTGCATTAGCAACAGAAATTAATGCAAATAGTGTGTTATCAGGAATTACAGCTACAAATGTAGGAGCATTATTAAAAATATCTGGATCATCTGCAGGAACAGGACCAAATGGTATTACATTTGCAACAGCATCAGCAAATACACCAGGAACACTTGGAACAACAGCTGGTACAAACTTCTTTACAATGGCAGGTGGTACTGATACAGCAGCTTCAGAAACAGTATTTACATTAACAACATTGGCAGATGGTGCTGGCATGAATAGTGGTGGTGGTACGGAAGGTACTAATAATGTATTATCTAACGGTACTGATAATAATTTAAGATGGGAAGTAACTTCAAAGAATGATTTGAAAGGTACATTTAATCTTGTTATTAGAAGAGGTGATGATACTATTAAAAGAAAAACAATATTAGAACAATATAATAACTTAACATTAGATCCTAATTCAACTGATTATATTGCAAGAAGAATTGGTGATCAAGTAAATACATTACAAGATAGTGGTACAGCTGATCCATTTCTCCAAATGAATGGTTCATTTGCAAATAGATCTAAATATGTAAGAGTAAGTGTTTTAAAAAATACTTATAACTATTTAGATTCAAATGGTAATGTAAGAGTAGGAAGTGCATCAGGTAGTTTACCTGCAGTAGCATCTGGTTCATTTACAGGTGGTAGTGATGGAGATGTTCAACATCCACAGAAATTCTATGAAACAATAGAAGACACAAATGTACAAGGATATAATCCTGATGTAGCAGGCCATGGTGGTACAGCTTATTCAGATGCAATTAAATTATTGAAAAATCAAGATGAGTATGATATTAATTTAATTACAGTACCAGGATTGGTAGATGACAAGCATGGAACAACAATTGGTGAGTTAGTTCAAATGTGTGAAGACAGAAGTGATTGTTTTTCTATAATTGATCCAATATTATATGCTGGAGGATTAAGTACAGCAATTGCAAAAGGTGATGCTAGAGATAGTAATTATGCTGCAATGTATTGGCCATGGGTAAAAATTCCAGATACAGATCTAGGAAGAAATGTTTGGGTTCCTGCATCAACAGTTATACCTAGTGTATATGCCTTTAATGATAGAGTTGCTGCACCATGGTTTGCACCAGCCGGTCTTAATAGAGGAGGAATTGATATTGCAGTTCAGACAGAAAGAAAATTAACTCATGCAAATAGAGATTCATTATATGAAAGTAATGTGAATCCAATTGCAACTTTCCCTAATGCCGGTGTAACAGTATTTGGTCAGAAGACATTACAAAAGAAATCATCTGCATTGGATAGAGTTAACGTTAGAAGATTATTAATTGCAGCTAAGAAATTTATTGCAAGTACAACTAAATTCTTAGTATTTGAAAATAATACAGCAGCAACTAGAAACAGATTTTTAAGCATTGTTAATCCTTATTTTGAAAATGTACAACAAAGACAAGGATTATATGCATTCAAAGTTGTAATGGATGAATCAAATAATACTCCGGACGTAATTGATAGAAATACAATGGTTGGACAAATATTCCTTCAACCTGCTAAGGCAGCTGAGTTTATTGTAATTGATTTCAATATTTTACCAACAGGAGCAGCATTTCCTGAATAAAATTTAGGAT